TGTTGAAAGTGCAGCTAGAGGTTATCATATAGACTGTTTAAAATTAACAAAATACATTGAGCATAAATTAAAAGATAAAGTTAATTGGGTGAAAGATAATGTAATTAAATTAGATGGGGATACTTTAATTTGTGAAAATCAAAAAATAAAAGCTGACTTATTTATTGATTGTACAGGTTTTAAATCTATGTTGCAGGAAGAAGAAACATTTTATCTAAAAGATAGATTGATTTGTGATACTGCAATTGCAGGCGCT